TTAGGGGGTGATTTTAAATTTGTGTTTAAACGTTTGGAAGCTTTCAACGCCGCTTTCAACCGTCTTTAATTCGACTGTAACTTCACTATGTCCCTTCAATTCAGCATCTAGAGTCAAAGGGGGCGTTAAATTATCGCGTGACAGTATAACGCCACCATGCGAATCGAGTACCTTCACAGAAACATTCCCTTTAGTTGGCGTGACGCCGTTCTTCCAAGCGGTGAGGCTTGCGACACCGACAACCTCGGATAATCGCTCCCTTGCTGTCCATGTGATGCTTAATGGTAGGGTGACGGATGGAGCCCAACTAGAACCATTAAATTGAACGTTACATGGAGGTAATGGGCGCGCTTGTCTAGCTGACAAATCGATGCTTAATGTGTTCGCTTTATCAAGCTCTAAGGTCTGACCGCCAGTTGTTGTTAATGCCTTAACTTCAACGTGTTCCCCTTCTTCAAACTCGAACTGAATAGGTTCATCGGTAAACGTTAATATCACCGCGCCCGAGTTGTGCTTGGCTGGCACGGTGTCCAACATACCTCTTGAAATGGTCAGCGTATTGCCATTTTGAGCATCAATGCGAATGATTTCATCATCAATAACTGCTAGGCATGGAAGCGTATCAATAATAGGTTCCGAGACGGCGATTTGGTCGGTGGCGTGGTCAAGAGCTCCTGTGATAAGTGCGTATGATGAAAAGCCCGATTGGTGGCTAAATAAGTAGTTTTGAGCGTTCGAGAACCAGATTTCCGCACCCGTACTTGATTGCGTTGGCGCACGTCCTAACCACATTACGCCTGAAGTATGCTTATCAACGAGTTTCAATTCACTTGGTGTAAGCGTGGTCGCAACAAGCCAATAAGGGCTTTCCATTAGCGTTTGAACGCTAACAGCGATGGCATCAAGGTTTGGCTTCGTCCAGTCACTACTTGGTGGAGGTGTATATAGCCCGAACGTTGGTGCAAAGACGTCTTCAACTACCTGTAAACGGATAGTTGGCGAATTAGGAGTACCTCTGCGCTTGCTATGGATGCGGAAAATATGATTTAAGCCACTTTTGGCATCTACTACTTTCACCACGTCAGCGGGCTGCAAGTGCGCATATCGAGTATCTACATAGACATCAGCACTAATAAACGGCGTTGAAAAAACACGCAGTTCACGCATGGCGACCTGATAAGCTAATTCTGCGTCGTGGATCATCGGATATGCGATTGTCTTCCCGACGGGTTTGCGGGAGTTATTTAGCATTGCAGTGTTACGCACCACGACACTCGCTTGTTTAAAGGTCTTTGGATCGGTGTAAGTCACGGTCACGGTGTTGACTGTGTCAGACATAGAGCGGCGACGCACGTTTGCTACTTTGACAACATCATCGATAGTTAAAACATCATCTACCTTGTAATCATCACGAATCAATTTGATGGCAACTTCACCAGACGCTTCATCATCATATACCGTTGCATTGATGTAACGGCATATCTCTTTGACAAAGTCCTCAACGGCTTGTTGCTTCATCCAGTGGTTATTTAGACCAAACTTTTCACGTTTAAGGGCTTCCGCAGCTTTGCGAAAGCTTGCTTCATTGCATTTGGTTCCTGCACCCCATTCAGGGCATGATGTGGATTCATAGATGATGTGCGCAGCATTCAATCCATTTCCAGTATCGGCTAAATCTGCTGACCAAATTGGATTGCCATCCCAGCCTGTTTGAATTCTAACAGCTTCAGCGGACACTGCTGGTGGATAAGGCGAGTTACCCATATAGACTTGACGAAAAACAAGAGATACGAGGTATCGGAAAGCACTGATCGCTTTCCCCTTTGCAAAGGTCTTTTTCAAGTAGTCGTTTTCCTGCTGGGAAGGCTTACCAAGCATAATATCCACGTAACCAACAACGCCGCCTTCTTGGTTGGATGCTCCGAACAACTGAGGCTCTTCAATTTTGATGCGTTCAATATCACCGTGCATTCCCACTTCTGGATCGATGATAGGCGGCTTGCCTTGCGGTTGTTCGATGGTTGGTGGCGGTTTTTGTCCTCGCTTCCATCCAACCTTTTCGCCAAACCAAATTGTATCGACTGAATCAACTGGGCCATGACATAGAACAAGGTGTTGTCCCAAACTCCACTTCGTTCCTATTCTTTGCTTTTTTCTTTTACCCATTTTGCTATCTCATCGGCGTGAGGGTCATTTAACCCCTTCAACTCGTTAACGGTCAGTCCATACTTAACAAAGTGAGACCATCCAATACCACGCGAACGCAATAGAGCCCGCGCACCGGAACAACACAAAGAAAGCGTGTGTAAATCGCGAGGATACACACGCAGTTTTGCATCACTTTTTGATTGCGTCACCTCGCAAATCTCCCCATGCATAAACGTTTGGACTAGTGAGTTTCACTCGACCAAAAATAACGCCAATCATGCGACCTTCTTCAACTTGAGGTACTTTTGGCTCGGTACTTTGATCCATCCCTCGTGGGGCATCTTTCATTTGTACATAGGCATAAACGCCCATTGCCGCGCTAACGACTAAGCTGATAACAGCAATCCATTCAAACGGGGTCATTATCTCTATTCCTTATCTGTTGATTGGGTCGCCCACGTATGGGTTTTTAACTGGTATATGTTCGGCACCGCCAAAATTTAAAGCGTTGTTAAACACGTTTTGACAGGTCTTCATCGTGCCATCACAACCTTGAATTAAATCGACAGATTGACCGCTTTTTATTGAGTGAGCATGTAACAGCACAACCTCACTTTCTGAAGGTTGACCATCGATAAAATACTGACGTTCGCCGTCATCAAGTACCCCATATTGAAACTGCATTGGAAGCTTTTCGACGAATTGTATTTTGCGACCAGAGATTGCTTTAGCGGTCACTTTCGTGCGGGTTATTTGCGCGCCACATTTTCGAGAACCAAGTGCATAACGACATTGACGAGTCACACCCTCATTAAGCCCCGTTGCTTGTAAATCTGTATAAATAGGCACGAGCTCAACTGTGATCCAACCATCGTTATATGTTCCACCGACAACTCGACCAGAAAAAACCACCACATACTTGCCTTGCTCAAACCGATGTATCTTTATTTTCATGGATTGATTAGGTGGCAAGTTCAAAATCAAGTTTGCCAAGACTTCACCCGCCGCCACCTTGAATCCTGTTGTGGTTTTAAGCGGGTTGTTGGATTGTTCTATTGATTGGTCATGGTCTATTTTCTGAGAGACCCATGTGGCGTTCTTGTAAGTGATATTGTCTTGAGACGAGGTGTATCGCCAAACGTTAGAAGCGCTCTCAAAAAAGAATAATTCATTCGCTATATTCATCGTTTTATCTCTCTATTTGACGCAAGGACAGTGAAACATTGGTTAAGCCGTGGCGGTGGGTAAAGCTCACATTGTCCGACTCAGAACGAACGAGTCGAAGCAAACCAGATTCAACCAATTGAGATGGCTTGAGGACATTACGAGAGGTTGTTGTTAGTTCAAGAACTTCATTTCCTTTAGCGTCAACGCTGGAAAGCCTTGCGTGGATGTAGTGGCGGTGGCTATCAATGTTTAGATACAAATCGCACTCACTGCCGATGAGCTCAGCAAAGTTAATTGGTTTGATAGTTATCCTGTCCATTGTCGAGACTTCTGCCAGTTCAATCTTGATCTTCTTATCGATAACCCAAAAAGCTTGCGCTCGACCATACAGGCGCTTCATGCGGCGCTGGAATGCAGCGACATCTCGCTCTAACAGTTCAAAATCAAGACTATCCAACACCACCTCTCGATGCTTAGTAAAATGAGGCACATTTGACTGCGTCACTTTTTGTTTCCAGTCATGCTTCACTTCATGCTTTTGTGGCTTTCTGTAACGGAACAACACGGGCTTATTAAGATAGTTATCCTCCCAATCAAGGGGGTTTATGCGAAGCGGGTCAACCGTTGAGAACGTCACTTTTGCCTTAGCTGTGCGTCCTGATTGCGTGTAATCATTGCCTGATGTAGCAATACAATTCAAAAGCGGGATCAACATGACATTTGAATATGTTTTGCTGACAGGTCGCTTGAAGAACAATGCAGAACTTGACTGGTTCGCAATGCGAACCACTTCATAATCATCCTTTGATTTGTACAAAAGCGCTGTATCGAAAAAACGGCGTGAACCAATCTTTACTGGAATAGATACATCGCCTTTATTTACTGAGATAGAAGGGATGGCATCTAACCACCAAGGAACCAAAATAGGCGCGCCGCCATAGTTACGAAGTTTTTCTAAACTGGTAACAAGTTGCTCTTCTTTTTCATGATGCTCATAAGTGAAGGAACAAGTGGGATGTGGCGCATTTTGAATTCTCTCTTCACTTTTTTTCGATTCAATCACCGCCGTAGCAAAGCGCCAATCTTCTTTGATTGGGTAAGTTGGCTTATAAAACCAGATAGACGGGTTTGCGGCGTCAATAGTGGCTATAACATCAGGGTGATCTGAAAAATGCCAAATGACTTCGCCAACAATGCCACCTGGCCTTGTTGTATCAAGAATCAGTTCATAATGCTTTGATGCACCAACAATGACACGTCCACTGGTTTGCCCTGTAATGCTGATGCCGTCTCCATTGACCGTTACCCCTGTAAGAGTGTAGTAAGCGGCACGTTGATCAAAGGCGTAGAGCATGATGCTCTGACGGGCTTGTAGGGTCGTTATGTCCTTTGGGTACACCATCAAGTCAGGAGCAATTAATGGATCGCCAAGCACGTTAAAAGTCCCGCCTTGATATAGGCGATGGGGAAAGCTTATTTTGCCCACATTTCTAATAGGCTCGAACGACAGAAATAAGTCGTTAACCGTTTTTAACGACGGGCTCGCATGTGGTCGAGAGTCGGTAAGAATGAGCTTAAATGCTTTAATCACAATTATGCTCCCGTTGGGATTTCCATTAGAAACACAGAAAGATGATCATCATTGTCTTTCTTGGTTGACCCCGTGCGGCACACCAAAAAGCTGCGACCTGCTTTTTTAACGACTTTCCCATCTGGATAACCAGTTGTCGCATAAAACAAAGGCAGCGACCCAACAAAGTAAACCTCTTTGTTGGTCGTTTGGGCGAAAAAATTTGCAGGCATCAATGGCAAACCGCCGCCGGCCGAATCATACGCTCGGTAATTGAAGGCGGTGTCCGCAGGCCCAAGAAGATCATTGCTGCTGTTTCGGTCATATGACGAAAACACCCCTGAACCTTGGTTCGGAATCGAGTTGGCAGGTAAAAACAGTCGACATCGCCCTTTATAGGTATTACCTCGACCATTATATGGCAGTGCCATGGCGCTTGATGCATAGCTGCGGCTATAACTACCGGAAATGATAAAAGGGTACACAGGCGTTGATGATTTAAATTCATGCTTATAACGCCCCATAATAAAATAATAGGGGTCTTGGCCTGCGGTAGCTGACGATAAGCGCATAACAAATAATTGCGCGTTCGCCGCATCGTAACGCCATGTATCGAGCTGATAGGTCACGGTTGAGCTGTCATACCAATATTCGCCCTCACCACGCGCGCCATCGACAATTAGATGACCATTGGCATCGACCCCATGACCAAATTTAACCGTAAAATCTGAGCTGTTTTGAGTAAAGGACAGGAAATCACCATCTCGCGTTTCAACGGTAATCGTTGAACGATTGGTGCCATGCTTAGTGCCGCCACCCGCGACGATTTGCGCCACAATCTCTTTCGATATATCAGCTTTTTTAGCAATTGACACACTGGTTTGTTTAATAAACATTACGCTCTCCTCATGGCGAAACCATCATGACCTTTGTCTGGTTGGTTTCTCTGCATTATGACCACCCACTCAATGCCTTTCTCATCACGAACTACCGCGCCAGCCACTGCACCTGCGCTACCTACGCTGCATAACCCATCAAGTTCACCAAGTAAGATGTTTTCGTTTTCAGCACTGCTGGCAAGAATCAACACTTCAGGAAAAATCATGGTCTTATTGTTGTAAGTAATGGGCATTCGTCTTTTAAAGTCGTCTTTTTCAAAATCCCCCGCAGAATTTTGCCCTTCACTTGAGAGTGATGAAAATATGCCAGTGGTAGTGTCTCCATCTCCTTGGATTCGTTCATATCGTCCATCTTTCAACATTAAAAACGCCCCAAAGTTTGCGCTGCCGCCATAACTTGTCTCATCAGATTCTTTCATGACGGTCAGCCCGACTGAATAATATTTATTAGTCGATGCTGGATAGGCATGATTAATATTTTTATCTGAGCCAAGACAAGCCGTTGGCTGCGCCCAATCAGAAGACTGGACATCGACATAAGGAATGATCCAACCTGCGTAAAATGGGAACATGCGTTTCACGGCGTCATCAAAATAACCATAAACACGACGACCATTTGCCATAAACTCATAATCGCCACCACTTGGCGAGAGTGTCACAACGGCATAAAGCTTCGACGAACCTGCTTGCAACCACCATTGATCAGCTAAGGAGCTGTCATAGCCAAGCATCGTGGTAAAACACAATGTCTCGATATTGGCTGATGGTTTACGTGCAGCATAAATAAACAAAAACGGGGCGACACCGCCACCTGTATTCCCTTTTAGGTAAACCCCTTTATCTATCGTGATATCGCTATCAGTTGGATGGTTTAAAGACCCGCTTGTCTCGCCCAACTTAGACCAAACATCACCATCTGCAGTTAATGTCGCATCAGAGGTTAAAAAAGTGACCAGTTGATTAAGAGCGTCCAGCGCGGTGCCGCTGTAGTTTCCTTTTTTATGAGCCATGGATCATTATCCTTTGTTACGTTCAACAATGCGCATCACAGCGCGCTCGCCTTCATCAGTGCCGAGATACTTGTTTATCTGTTCTGGGTCATCTACGAACGCGACTGTGACGGGCGCGGGTTCTACATTGACGTTGTTTTGATTTGTTGATTGGTAGTTCATGGCGACCTGCTTTTGCAGTTGCTTCATTCCGCGAACTTCTTCGAGCATCCAACGATAGTTATCGGCTTGCTCTTCATTAAGAACCATTTCATTTTTCTTCAGCATCCAAGTACCTTCGTTTGCTTTAGGTACTCGATTGATACCGTCGTGAGCTTGCCCCTGATAGCCCATTGACTTTAGGCTTGCCAATGTTTGAGCGCCTCGCGATGCTGCCGTTAACACGGCAGGGATTGACGCATACCAAGGCGTAACCGCTTCAGCGTTGGAAATTGCCATCATCAAGTTCATGCCCGCTTGAGCGACAGCAAAGCCTTTGCTTAGCGCAAACATGATTCGATAGCTTTTGGATTGCTCACCACCAAACGCTTTGGCTAATCCCGCCATACCATCAAAGAACTGAGAACTTGCACCGAGCATCAGGTTCCAGCTCTGCATTCTTGCGTTGAACTCTTCCGTTTGCTGGTTTTTGCGGATCTCCGCCATGTTCATTTCGTGCTGCTGCTCAAGAACTTCCAAGTTTTCGTGATGCTCTCGACGCAATGCCAATTCAAGTTCGTTGTTGCCTTTGGCTTGGTTCATTGCCAAATCAAACTGCTCTTGAAGCTTCTCTTGGCGCTCGGTGTAAGCGTAATCCTCTTCAATCAGCGCTTTGTTTTTAGGATCGGCTTTAATGGCTAAACGCTTCGCCATTTGACCGTTTAGCGCATCAGAGGCGGCGTAATAGTCATCAATCTTGTCAGTCTTTGGCTTTGACTTCTTTTTGCTATCAAGTAGCTTGGCTTGTAAAAGAAGCTGTTTCTTTAACTCGTCATTAATTCCTTTTAATTCACCGTGCTCGATGGCGTAGCGAACCTTGGCAACTTCAGACGTTTTGCCATAAAGCGCAATTTGGCGCTTAAGGTTATCAAGTAGTTTTTCACCGGATTTTTGAGCTTTACTGTTTTCTGGGGCTGTTTGGTTTGGATTCTTCCAACCGTTTTTTGGCAGACCTTGATCAAAGACTGCCTTTTGCTCTGCAGCAATCTTTGTTAGCTCGTTTTGAAGCTCTTTAGACTTAGCTTTGAGCGCATTTATCTTACGGGTAGATTCTGCATACTCGCCCGCCGAAGTAAGCGTGTTTAAACGGCTTGTTAAGGTTTCAATTTCCGCGCTTACTGTAGCCAGTTGCTTTCGAGTGTTGCCCGCTTTGAGACCAAGCTGCGAAATCTTAATTCGACGCTCTGCAGCATTCAGGTCTTCAAATTTGCCCGTTAATTTTTCAACTTCATCTTTAAGCAAAAGTGTCTCAGTTTTAGCGCCTTTTGCTTGCAGGGCGAAATAAGCAATCGCACCCGCTGCCATCATTGCGATGCCAACCGGCCCACCAAGTGCCGCCATTAGACCTGAACCAACACGCGACACCACATTTAACTCAGCTTGTGCGACAGTGACGGCTTGGGTCATGACCGCTCGTTGCCCTAACGCTGCGGTTAATGCTCGCTCGCCACCCGTGGCGGCAAATTTCTGAGCATTGCTTGATTTCATGATCGCAAGCTCGGCAATCTCGGTATTTATTGCCGCGATTGCCGCTTGAGTTTTTGCAAGGATGGCTTGTGTTTCAGTTCGTGTGGCGAGCGTGGATGCCACTCGCTGTCTGGTCATTGCTATTAGCGCGGCAGCACCACGACCAAGAGAGAGCGCCATAGCAACGCCAACCACTTCGGTTACTGTGTCGGCATTATCTGCCAGCATATGTAAACCTTCTGCAGTTGACGTAAGAAGTGGGGTTAATGAATCTGAGATAGGACGTTCAAACGCCGAGACCGCCTGTGTGTAAGCGGTTTGAATCTGAGCATATTGCCCTTTGATGTTGTTCGCAGCACGCGCTGCAGCACCGTCATAACGAGCAAGGGCTTTAACCAAAATCTGACCAAATAACTCGCTAGTTATTTGACCAGTGTTAACCATGTTTCTCAGACCGCCAACCGTTGTATTTGCCGCTTTTGCCATCTCGATCAATAGCGCGGGCATTGGCTCCGTTACTTGGTTGAATTCTTCAGCTCGGACAGTACCGCTCGCCATGGCTTGCTGAAGACCATACATCACCTGACCAAGTTGTTCTTGAGTTGCACCGTTGGCGCTTGCGGCGTTGCTCATCCCTTCAAACAAAGCAATGGTTTGTTTATGGGAAATAAGCCCGCCATTTTCAAGAGACAACAAGCGAGCGTAAGAGCCTGAGAGAGACAGTAATGATTTGCCGTGCTCTTGAGCGACGGAACTTAAGTATTCTTCGGTTTGAGCCCATGCTTGTTGGCTTCCAACAAGAGCCGTGATTTGAGTGCGCATCTCTTGGTATTGCGCGAGACGAGATGCGGCTTGTTGTGCCACCTGCAGCGCAGAAAAGCCCGTCGCCAACGCCAGAACCTGAGTTTTAGCGTGGCTTAGCTTTCCAGAAAGTACGTCCGATTCTGATGACATACCGCGCATCGAGCGTGATGAGCGACCTGCTGTATTACCTAACTGTTCGAGGGAACGGTCAGCATTTTTCACTTCACCGATAAAGGATTTATTTTCAGCATCGAAGCGCAGCGTTAACTTCAGATCGCTATTGTTTAAGCTCACGATTTAGCTCCTCGGCGGCAGTCTTGGCAATAATTTTGAGTTTTGCGTAGTCGGTAGGGTTGATAGTTCGGCTTGATAGATCAGCGTCTGCTTTAACTGCGGCGACGTTCATCCCTAAACAAACGCGCTCGTTAAACCTGAAAAAGTCGGGGATATCTAGCCACCACCCAATAACTTCAACATGCTCATGCCACAGCTCGTATTCTTTCTCGATAACATCATCAGGCGATTCCATTCCCCATGATGCGAGCTCTTCTTGCCAGTCTTCTATGTCTTGTGGAGTTGCTGCGCGCACTTGAAACATCGTGCGCACAGCGTCTATAAGTTTTTTTCCGCAGCCTTACCGCTGATTGCATCATAGAACGCATCCAAAGTGCCTTGGACAAATGCGGCGTCTTTAGCTAGAACGTCCAACCAATCGGCATCAAATGGCAATGCCTTACCATCTTTATCACCAATGCCACCCCAGCCAACCACAATGGTTTTTAGCAACTCTTTGTCACCTTTTGCCGAAAGGGTTTGAAAGTCATCTGTATCGATAAGTTTTAAGTCGAGTGTGATTTTATGCACTTCAACTTTGCCACCATCTTGAGCGACGGTGAGTGTTGCCGGCCAGTCTTTAACAATGCGATCTTTTACAACTTTAAACATGGTTTATGTCCTCTTTAAAAATGATTTAACGAGTAGCAAAGGTGTCTTTGTTACTGATGATTGTGAGCGGGATGCTATAAGTTAGAGTGCCATCTTGATCGCCATAAGTTGGGCGACCTAATTGGACTCGGGTTGACTGCCATTCCACTTGATTGCCTGCCGAGCCATTGGTGAAAACCAAGGCTTGCTCTGTGCCAGCTACCGCAAGCGCAAATGGGTCATAATCCGTCTTTGGTGGCGCTTCGATGACAATGGTGCAAGTTGGTTGGTAATCGGTGATTAGCACTTCTTCATGACCAACGTATTCTTGATAAACCACCTGATTTGCTTGGTCATAATCCAACGAGATCAACTTGAGAGCTTTTCCACCAAGTGTGAACGCAGAGTTTTGAACACCGATTTTTAGTGGCGTTTGCCAGTCTTTGAAATCAGGCGTTGGCAAAGTCACGCCTGTCACTGGCTGATGGAGACCACTGAACGTAAATTTGATACCACCAAAGTTTTTTGCTTGAACGCTAAGAGACAGCGAACCACGCGCACCGGTTATTTTGTGCAAGTTACCGTCTTGGTAGTAATAGAACGTAATAGAGTCAGTGCCAGATTCATCAAGCTCATACAGGGTTTCGTCTTTTGGATCGCTACCTGCTTTCGTGTGAATGGTCGTTTTTCGCAAACACGCTTTCATCAAATCACCCCACGGTGCGGGATGAGTTGGATCGGCACTTGCCGCAAAATCGACGGTAAACTCAATGGTGACATACAGCTCGGTCACAATTTCAGGGCTGTTCCCAAGGGTTCCATCATCATAATCAAGTGACTGTGAATCACCTGCCATTGGAGTGATTGAAAACTCACGTCCAAGTAAATATTTTGGTGTATTACCACTGACTGCATCAGTGCCATATTGGCTTTCTAATGCAAACGCTAATACTTTCTTTCTCTCTTTACGGGCCATAACGATTCTGATCCTCTGTGTATTGAGTAATGTAGGTTTCAAGCCAAGTTACTTGACCTTTTTGGACGTTCATCAAACGACCACCACCAAGCCAAAACGGCTCATGCTCTTCATTCGGCGACCAACCAAACAAGCGCTGGCGAAGGGTTTTTCGAATGGGTTCAAAGTCAAATTTATTGTTGTTGACTACCTTGGCGACGACGAGAACGCCGATTGTTTCCGTGACCGTCTGTAAGTAAGGGCCCGCACCTCGCACGTCTGGTTCAGATCGCTCGCCTTGTGAGTAAACAAACAGCGTTATGCCGCGTGTTCCGCTTCTACTGATGTCTAGCGTTGAAAGGTCGGCGATTTCTTTTACGTCAGTCCAAGGGATAGAACCGATTTGGCGATCTTTAAGCCTTTTGACTAGGTCTGATACGTCAATCATAAAAAGCCCTTAGATTTATCTCTCGCGAACACACTGCCAGCACTGCCAAACTCAACGAGATTGGTTGCGCTGGCGTTGGCGTCCTCCGGTGGCATATCAAGGCGGATCTTTCCACTCGCGACTAACTTCAAGTAGTCCATGGCGGCTTTATATCGGCGAGCTGCCTGATGTGCGTCGTCCAACACATCGTCATAGAGGAAATAACGGGCAATGTCTGCACAGAGACGATTCAAATTCTCTGGCGGGTTTGAGAGAGGTAAACGAACAACGCCCGATAGATAGCTGTTAATCATGCTCGTTGCATCTTCAATCGCTTGGGTCAGAACAGGATCAACAATGTCGCCATTGCTCCCGTCTTTGTCCGTTAGCTGTTCCAATTCACTGCGCTCAAAGCGCTTGATCATATCGTCCGCTGTGCAGTACATATTTACTCGCCGTCTTCGTTGTTCGCAGACTCAGCTTGCAATGCGCTCCATGCGTCATCGCGCTCTGAACCAGATACATTTCGACCTAAGATGGCACTTAACGCTTTAAGCTCTGGCTTGCCGCCTTTAGTGAAATGGCTTTCGTTGTCCACATCGAGCGTTTTGATAGCGTCAATCAAAGACATTCCATGCTCATTTGCATCCAAGGCCCCTGATGTTTCACCACTCTGAGCATTGTTTTCAGATAGTTGATATTTAAGGTGAGGGTCGGCTTGAATTTGTGCCAACTGTGTTTCGGTGATTTCGTCTGCAGCAATGGTGTTTTCACCATTTTGAAACGCCATGCCCGCACGGCGATAACCATCGTGCGCGTTGTTGGTAACAAGAATAAGCTTAACTTTGTCAGACATTGCATTATCTCTCCTGAACTTAACGAGATAGGCGCGAACGCCTATCTATGTAGATTGAAAAAACTTACTTCAGCCAAGGCACCACTAGCAGCTCAACCGCTTTAAAGTTCGTGTTATCCGCACCGTTTGCTTTCTTCTCAGCTTCAATCAAAGCTTTACCTGCAGCACGGTTTGACGGGCCAACAATCAAGAGTGAAGGCTTGATACCCAGCGGACGACCTTTGTCAGATTTGAACTCCATCATTTTCTGCACCGCAGAATCGAAGTTCGCTTCATTCAACGTGTCTTTTGAGCCGAAAGCTTGCTGCCAGAAACCAACACCCCAGTTCCCACGCGCATCAACGCCGTACAGAAACTCATCAAGCATGTAGACATGATCGGAATCAGAGGCGTCAGTTTTGTTGGTGAGGTTGTAATCTTTGCGGCGCTGATAAATCAGCGGTTTTAGCGGGCGACTGGTATCCAGTAGGAACCAAGGGTTTTTTGAGCCCGCTTGCATGTTAGAAACAGATTCAGTGGCACCTTCTTCGCCAACTGGATGATCCGTATCAAAGAAGAATTGACCGTCATAACACTTGGTTGTGAAGCCTGCTGCCAATAACGCAAAAACCATTTCATCTGGATGCGTAGCGGCGGCGTAGCCCATATCTTGAAACTTAGGCATCATCACGCCGTAGATATCATCTTCGACGTAATCGCGAGGGATACCTTCAGTGCCTTCGAATTTTTTATTGGCTAGCGTGTAGCCATGCGACTTCATGCGGTTGACTTGCCGCTCACCAATCCATTCGCGTAAACGGGTGAACTCACCCAACCAAGCATAAGTTTCGGTTGATGTAGTAGAAGGAACAAGCGTTGCCACTTTTTCCCACATAGGGGTGTACATGTCGCGACCTTGTTGAAAGTTCGCTTTAACGGCAGTGTACAAAATAGAAAGGTTTGCACCTGATGTAATCATTGTATAGCTCCCAAGCTATGAATTTTTGAAGTGCCTAGGCGTTAAGCCACGGCAGGGAGAACCCAAACCAAATTGCCTTCGATTTGGGTGACGGTTCCCGCGAGAGGTCGAGAGTTGGTGCTGCTATCAACAGAGACTTGAACCGCATCAACGAAGTAAACTTTCTCGCCAATTTTCGCATTCGTCACATCGCCTTTATTGGTAAAAGCGAACTCTTGGCGTTCGATTTCGATATGCAAGTCACCGTCTGCGCCAGTGTTGTCTTTTTCAAAGGTTGAAATGCCCACAAACTTGCCTGTCCCTGTTGCGGCAGAAAATGGCACGGCGAGACCTGCAAGCAAGAACACGGGAGTGACTGCGGCGATCTTGGTTGATGCTTTGATAGGGTATGCGCGCTTAATACCAGCGCGACGAGCATAAACTGAGCTCATGACGACTTATCCTTCTTATTTCGCTGCCAAATACTGCTCTTGGGTCAAACCCGAGGCGTTCAGTACGGCAAGTTCTTGTTGAGAGAGTTTGCCAGTCTTGTCTTTGTCTTCTGGCGGCGTTTGTTGCGAGTTGGTTTGCGTTGCAGTAAGCGCCGCAATTGCTGGGCGTTTTTCCAGCATGGCAGAAAGAGCGGCGACGCCTTGCTGCTCGCCAAACTGGGTCAAGTATTCCACTTCGGCTTCGAGCACTTTGCCCGCTTTTTTGCCTTCTGAAATTAGGGATTTAATCGACGTTTCGTTCGAACCCGCAGACAACGTCGCGTACTTTTCAAGCAGACCGTTGTAAGCGGATGCGTGAACCCAGTTCTTTAGATCAACACCGTCATTGGCTGACAACGTGGCGACCTGTCCTTCAAGGTCATCGGCTTTGGTCTTGAGGTCATCAAGCGCAGTCAGCGCGGCATTTTGTTGCTCTTCGGTAGGTTCGCCGCCATCTGGCACTTCAATGCCAAGCTTAGCGAGTAGCTTTTTTAATAACTCATCCACAAGGGAATCCTCCGTTTGTCCATGCAAATTGATGGAACCGTTTTGGTGATAGAAATTTAAATCGAATTCGGCGGCGAGCTGCGCCACGGGGTCTAACGTTACGAGGCCTGGATCATTAGTAATTGCTGCCATACGAAGCAACAGAGGGCGACCTGATTTGTCGTAAGGAAAGACGGCAGAAAGAAAGGCGTATTCTTTGGCATCGATGAGGCTTTTTGCTCGCTCCGTCCATGAGGGGCGAATATAAAGACCTTTGCCTTCACGCCACTCGATGTCTGTGCTGCTCGATAACCAAGCTGATGCGGGCGCAGGTTCGCCAGTTTGCTTGGCGCGCAGAGTCGCGTGTTCATAGTCCACAACGACTTTTGGAGAGCTGGCTTTGGTCGCTTCAATCATGGCAGCGGCAATATCACCGTCTAAATGCCAATGTCCGTCTTCCGTGTCGTGGGGAGCGCCATCACGCGATTTGAACTTGCCTGCTGGTAGCAGTTGACACCAACCATCATCATCGACGGTGTCGAGAGATGAGGTTAGTGATGCGTAACCTGCAAAAGAGGTAGCGCTTAAAACTGCAAGTGCGAGGTGTTTTTGCTTCATGCCACTGCCTGTAAAAAATTGAGATAACAGTGAGCATTTTGAATAAACACAAAAACGACCCAAATTGAGCCGTATTAATAATTTAATGGGGAGTTTTTAAGAAAAAAGGAAAGTAAGAGCGAAAATGGAGCGCACAACCATGTTTAAACCATGTTTAAATCGCGTCAGATTGATTTAAACTTTTTTATTGGTCTGATTATGCCAGTTAGACCGACAAGGCGGCTTAAAATCGCTTAGAGAGATTCTATCCCATTCATTAGGTGATGCGATAGTGTTTCTAAAATCATTTCAGTGTCATCACTATCAACACCAAGGAATGGACGAGCAACGATCTCTTTATTTGGGATCATGCTGTTGGGTGCTGTTGTCCCACCAAATTGCTGCATGGCTGCATATTCCATTGGAGAGCCAAATGATAAACCATCTGCAGACGCTTCATAATTTAAGGTGCTGCGTAAAAAGTCATTGAAGACGAGTATGGTATCAACGTTCTTAGTCTTGAGGGATTTGGTCGTTTCAGACAAAGGAGCCCAAGGTGTACCATCTGGCGCTTTTTGTTCGCTAAATCGCTCGTTATGACTGATAAGCAACTCTTCACCAATTTCCATCATTGCTGGCTTTAAATTCTGCCCGCGCTTTAAAAGCTCATTAAGGGCAGCTTGAATCGATGCATGGTTAATCGATAGCGAATAGCGAGCGCCAGCCATTATGCTTCACCTAGACCTAGTGCGGCGAGCTGGTACTCTTCAGCAACATCAGCACTCGCTTGAACTAATGCCGCCTCCCACAAATCACCAATGCGATCCGCTTCTTCACCCAGCGAACGCGCGCACAATGCATCAAGCTCCTGAAGAGCTTCGATGGTGATTGGCTTTTCTAAGATTGCCATTGCTTGTTCTAAATTTGTCATTTCACACTCTCTACTGCTTGATTGATAAACTCAAAGATATCTGGCTTGTGCTGCTTTAATGCTTGCGGTGCCATTAACCACGCTGCAAAGTGCTCGGCAAACCATTCATCCATATTTGTTGTGGAGTATTTAGTGATCGCCTGTACCAATATATCTCGATCTAGCAGGGGTCTACCCATCTTAAAATACACCTGATGACCGATTTCATGCGCCCACGTCACCAGAACGCCTGCAGCGTTGTTTTGGATTTCCTGCCTTGTCACGGCAGAAAATGACCATGGCTTCCCGCCACTTTGGATGACGTTGGCGATGGCGTCGCGAACTTCTGTCATTTGCACTTTACTGAGGTTATCCGTGCTCTTTGCTTTTGCGACGACATGGTTCCACGCGCGTGATGTAAAGCCATTGGTTCTTGATACATTGCGTGTACTGTATGTCACTCTAGGATGCGCGCGCCCTGTTTGCAAATAGGCTTCCACCTCTTTTTCAATGAGAAAACCTTTTTTACCACCGCTCAGTTCGCCCGCTTTCAGTATGAGCGATTTTACATCATGGCGCTTCATGAACGATTGAAGCAGCGGCACACTATCATTATTTAAAGAAGCTAGAGCATTGCTGATAGCCTGAGCATTCACCCCTTTGACGGTAGAAAACGCATGATCCACCACGCGAACGGGAAGGCGCTCTTCCAGTGGTGGCTTTTCTGCGACTACTTTTTTTACTCTTTGGGTCAGTTGAGCGCTCGTTTTCGGCGTGTAATCAAAACTTGGATCGATGCCTTTTGGCAGTTTATGGATCTCCCCAGTGACTTTGTCCACCCATTCATAATGCTCAACTTTTGGCGCACCTGTCACCTTTAGACCTAAGCGTTCCAGCGTTTTCTTGCTGGCTGACATCTTCTTGCACTTGCACCCATAGCCATTGGTTGGCGTGTGAGTGTCCCACCATGGATCATCGAGCGAAACGACCAAATTATCCCAACTCAAATGGAGGTGGCGAGGATGTTCGCTGCCACTGTGCTTATAGATGCCATAAGGACGCAAATGCTTAAGTTCTTCCATTTGCTGTTCACGCCCAGCGCTATAGCTCTGGCGAAGGTTGGTTTCATAAATAACTTGAGCTCGCCAATCTGCATCGCCGTTATGCTCCCAGCCATACTGCTTCACAATGTCTTTAAACTGGCTTTTAAACCAATTTAAAGATTTACCTTCGCTTATCGCTTTATCTACCGCTTTGCGAAAATCGGCAAGCAGATCGTCACGCATGGCACCCGCAACCGTAAAGCTTCGATTGTGGGCTTCTCGCCAAACATCAGCCCAACGCTCGCTAGGCATATTAGTTTTATTGCGAAAGTACTCGATCTGCTCATCAAAAGGTAATGAGCCGTAGCTAACGTTTCCCACCATCGCACTTACCTTACTTGCCATCCTCTATATCACTTATCCCCGCCAGCTCGGCCGCCGCCATCGCCTTTGCCATTTCATCAGCGAGCGCATCGAGACCAATCACACCTTGAAGGGAAAGGATGTCCTCTCGAAGCGCAGAAAGAGATGTCGCGCTTTCAACCATTTCACGAACGGGCGCGAGCATATCTTCAAGCAGTGGCGCAGCATCACCACGAAAACGAGAAACTTGTTCGTCATTGGTATCTGCAACAGGGGCAGCACTTAACGCCGCTTCACCAACGGCAGCGCTGCTCACCTGCGCAGGTGGCTTCGCTGGCGAAACAAGTACCGCTTCTTTGTCTTTCGCCATCGGGATTTGCGTCTTGTCATGTAGCCATTGAAGCGGAATTCTCATTCCCATATCGACAAACGGCGGCAGCGCTTCAGAAAGTGCTTTAATGTCTTCAGGTTCAGCAATCTCAAACTCAAGGCGAGGATGGCGGCGCGGGTGCTGGTAGCTTTTACCGTTGAGGGCATAAAGCGGATAGACAGCATCACGAGTCAGCGTTTGGGCGAGGCGCATCAAATCAAAGTTACGTATTTCGGTGCGCACTTCATTATGGACATTACCAAGTGCGTTGGTGCTTGCTTTTCCATCGGCTTGCGAGGTCAACGTACCGCCTAGAATTGCCTTGGACTGCGATTTCTCACACCAAGAAATCATTGCCATAAAGGGATCAGACTGACCTTCTGCAGCATTTTGAAATTCAATATCCATGCCTTTTGGAATAATCCCGCCCGCATTATGACCAATGCTCATGACCGCGCGTAAAAGCGTTGCTTTCTCTTTTGCGTTGGCTCCTTCTGGGTATTTACCCAAGCGAATTGGCAAGCCGTAAATTTCTAGAAACTCAGCGAGATCGCGAACGGAATAGTTTTTAAATAGGAACGGCCAAGCAAGAACACGAACCAAACCACGGCGCGAAATATAACCACTTTTTGCTTTTGCAGTATGATTAATCCAACCAAACGGCTGCATCTCTGCGCCTTCATAACTGCCATCAATTAAGCGAAGTTCGTTGCGGTTATCTGGATGAGTTTTGAACCAAGAAGGATCGCGATAATGCACATTCTCGATATAGTGAGTGCGTTGCTGATAATCCCACTCAATTTCCAAGTTAGAAAAGCTTTTCAACGTCGCATCGCTTAGGTCGAATATGGCATCTTCCAACCACGTCGCATCTTCAAGGATCTCTTGAGTCATATCGGCGTCATATACTTCTGCCTTTGTCGCATTGCGAGGTGGCTTGATGTTCCATTCCACGCCTTGCAATGCCATGCGACGCTTGCCAATTTCGCTCTGAATGTGCGCGTCTTTTTCTTCCATATCTTCAGCGAGCTCACACTGAGCTTTTAAATCACCTTGCTCTGCATCTCTCATAATGGCGGCTAAGCGAGCGGGCTTTAATCCTGAAGATGGATGCTCGGCATATTGGCGATGGAGCTGACCAAGCTGGGCGTTCGCTTCGGTTTGAGGCTCTAAAAAAACATCCGATTCAATTGGACGTCCCCAAATATCAACTATTTTAGAAATGGTTTTACTCATACATCACCACCCACCACGTTCAAATGCGTGGTAATCATCATTGTCATCATACTCATCATAACTATCGGATTTAGCCGGAATTGCCGTAAATTCGATGGCGCTGCCTTCCATCCAGCTCGCTCGAATTGCCATCGCTAGACCCACGGCGATATCACCGTGGCGTTTGTCGCCTTTCTTACCATCAGTGTCTTTGGTTCGACCTTTATCAATTTGAGGAACGCCGTTGACCATTTTTATCGCGCTAAGGTCATCGAGAACGGTTTGGTGGCGAGGCAATTCAAGATTAAAGTCATCAAATTCGGCTTTCAGCTTTGGCATCCATTCCGCATACCACTTCTGACTCAAATCGACTCTATCGATCACATCGGTGCCATATTTCAGCGCGGCAGACTCAGCTAAATAGCCACCGTTACCCGTCGCATCGAACGCGCCAGCTCTGAACCGTGGCAAGCGGCTCAAGATGTATTCCATCACTTGGCGCTGAACGTCATAAGGGGCGTTTTTTATTTCGACGATGAACGGAGCGCGCTTGCGCAAGTTTCTCTTCACTGCCAGCGGGACGAACACGGTTAAATCACCACGCCTTGCAAAGTCTTCCCCGAAATAGTGAACATCGTCATTGCTCAGCTCAGCAAGGAGCGGTTTTAACACCTGCTCACAAAATTGCGTCGTTTCTAGAGTTCGATGCTCTGGCGTCCACTGAAGCCATTCGTCTTCGCAGGTAAGGCGAACGATTGGCAAAGAGCGGTCAGCCACCATAGCTTGCTCAATGGATACGCGAGAAAGATATGTCCCGCCAGATTTGCGAGGGACGCAACCATATTCTTCATCAGCGGATTCTTTGTTCGGCGCGTTCTTATACAAATCATCACGCCATTTCTTCTCCGCAGCTTTGCTATATGGCTGGTCAGTTACATAACAAATACGCTTATACAAGCCATCAGCAATGGCATCATCAAGCGTGATTTTGTGTATTGAATAATCTTTTTTACCCTCGCGGGCTTCTTGGATTAAAAGGTTAAAAAGATTATCTACACCGTTGTGAGTAGAGATGAGCCTGACGCGAGCGCCCCACATGGTCAGCGCTAATGCAGCCTTGAGCAGCTCTTCAAGGTCTTCGTGAAACGCAGCCTCATCGATGACCACGTCACCTTGCAGACCACGCAGGTTTGAAGGGCGAGAGCTCAATGCCTGAATTTTGAAGCGGCTATTGGGAAAGCGGATCATGTAAGTCAGAATTTCTTCGTTCTTGTCGCTATCCCAAAAGGTTTGTTCGTAAACGTCAGCCTGTGCCAACTGGTTAAACGCGCGAGCAAACAATGCACAAGCGGCAATGTATTCCAGCGCCATCTCTTGCTTTGAACCAACATAAAATACGTTACGCCCACCGCGACGTTTTGGCTTTGATGCGGTCATCACGTCACGACCTGACTCAGCCCAAGTTAAACCTGTTCGACGGCTTTTCTCGGCGAACATAATTTGGCTTTCGTCTTCAAACCATCTCTTTTGGTAGCCTAAAAAAACAGGCTCTTTCGATGGGATGTCAAACTCTTCTGGCGTTGGCACATCCACGCCAAACTTGGTCATCTCTTCGACCAAATCGATGCGCTTTGGCTCCGTAATCGCTTTTAGTGTTGCCTGCTTTTTGCTCATTACGCTTTACCCAACAAGATGCCACGGATACGGTCTTCGAGTTGTTCACTCATGCCATCAGCCCCGCGCAATTCATCAGAGACCGCATTGGCAGCTTCAGCGGCAAACGCAGCTCGGATTTCTTTTTCGACCTTATGGCTCGCCATAGCTGCTTGCTCGACACGTTGAACGACAAGAGCAAGCTGCCCCAATGCTTTCGGTGGGATAGGGTCTTCACTTTCCATCATGTGCGCAGAGGTTTCAAAAGCCATGGTTCGCACGAACTCTTGAAGCAATTTGCCTACTTCAGAGACGGGTGCCTCACCAAGCTTGTGCGCCCACACTTCAGCGACTTCGCGCGCCTCTCGAACGCGAGCGCCCATTTCGTCCATTCTTCGTGTATAGCGATTTAACGCGGTGTAACTTGGCTTGGCGTCTTCTGGAAGTCCAGCTTTGTCAATTAGCTCGCGCAAGGCGTCAAGGGCATCTTGTTGGGTCATTGAACCGCCACGAAGCCAAAGATTAAGCTGGTCTTTGATGTCTTTTGGTAGCAAATCTATCTTCGAGCGTTGCAGTTTTTTTCGTGACATAAACGTTACCTATTGGGGACTTGGACGCTTCACGCCAGGAACACGCGCTTGACCTGTTGCCACGTCTTCGCCACGTTGAGTTAACTTGGCGATCATGCAACCAGCAACGTCACGCACTTTCACCAAGCCTTGATCCTCAAGCCAGCGCAAATGAGTTCGAACTTCATCACGACTGATGTTGTGAGCGTATGTATCAAGACAAGAGTCAATAATGGATTCATTCGCCTCATACCCTGACATGTCATAGAGAGAGCGCAGGATAACCAGACGTTGGTCTTCTTGTAGTAGTTCTTTGAAGTTCATAAGAGCTCCTATTTTTTTTCGTTTAACAGGTGTTGTAAAAGCAGGTTGGATAAGTGGTTGATTGGCTTCAATGCTTCCGTTGTCGCTTTTAAATCACCGCGCATTTCAGACATTTCCAACATCAGGCGTTGCCATTCTTCATCTGTTGGAAGGTGTTCAATCTTGGCTTTTAGTTCGTCCATGTCGCGCCTCACTTCTTCAACCACTTCTTTGCGGGCGAAGGTTTTGGTGAGCATAATGTTTGCTATCTGAGTTAGGGTTAGCACCACCGCCCAAATAGGGGCCCAATATTCCTTAAGCCATTCCATTCTTCGGTTCCTTTCTTGACTGACAACTCACGCAATAAACTGCAGCGGGATAAGCGGCGATTCGTTCTTGTGGGACAAGGTCGCCGCAATTAAGGCAATGTCGGTTTCCAAGCTCATCGTCATCTGGTTGTTCTTGTGGTCTGGTTACATGGTGAGCAATGGCGATTTCTCTGAATTCGATTTCTTCAAGTTGAGCTCTATCAACCATGTCGCTCATGTGCTCTCTATCAATGGTGTCGCTCATGTGCGCCCCTTGAGCATGTTTTTGATAGCGCCGGCCACTTTGTCGCCACTGGATTTTGAATAGGGAGCGAAGCCGTCCCATGTTCGCAAACCAAAGTACGCGATGGCAGGTGCGCCAATGGTCATGGCGATGTACATATCTGCGCCAGCACCCATACCTTTGGCTTTGAAAGCCTCAAACGCGAAAATATAAAGGGTCATCATCCAAAACGAGCTGCGGGCGATAGAGGGGCGAGTGTGGCGAACGTACTCATCAGACGATTTGTCACCTTCTCGGATCGTGAGCTGGGTTTGCTCTTGCTCTTTTTGCTTGTCCTCAAGGGCTTGAGCTTGGCGTCGAGTGACTTCCTTTTGCATTTCCGCCTTAAGCCTTTCAATCTCGACAAGGCTTTCAGGAGGCAGCTTTTGCATCTCGTTAGCAATGGATAGCGTCTTTTGCTCTTTGGTCATGCCTAAAGCGCCATCAACACTTTCGACCATATCGGCAACTTTGTTCGCTGTTTCGCTTCCTCCGAACAGGGACGAGATGCCACGAATAACGGCTGGGCCAACTTCCATAGCAAGCTGCGCCGCGCCTAAAATTAATGGAAATGCCATTGTCTGAAATTCCTTATCTTAGCCACAAGGTCAACACCTTGTGATGTCTTCGCTGTGCGTAGAAAAAGCAGTACCTCACAAGCTGGCACGTCATTCCACGCATGATTAAACGCTGATTGGATAGTGGCATCGTGACTAAAAAGTGGCGGGATTGAGGGAACAGGTTCGCCCGTTTCATGCGCTTTCTTTTCGGCTTCGAGGCGCTTTTCACGTCCTCGAATCCGTGCGTATTCAACGTTCTTTAGTCGAACCGCCATTAACGCAGCTCCCACGCAGCATCCGTGAGATGCACTAAGCGGTTGTGCCATCCTTCAATGAACGTGCCTTGGGTTGAGTCTTTTCTGACGATTCGGGCATATAAGCGCGAACGTCTCAAACCATAACGGGAGCAGAGATATTCCACATCGTGACCATGAACCGCTTTGCGAGTGTTGGGCCCGACTTTGCCATCTGGCTTTGTGCCGCTGATTTCTTGCAGCATTCTGATGGCAAGGTTTGCGCCGTGCTGAACGGCAGAATCAAACGCATAGAGGGCTATAGCACCTGACCATTCTTGGCAGTAGGCAGGCTTCCAATAGTTGGTGTAGTAAATGCGAACAATCTTATCGAGTGTAAGGGAGGCGATATCGATACGAGGGAATGCGCGCTTGCTAATGCCACCCTTGGTCTCGCCGCCTTTATCTTTAGGGTTGTTGACATAGCCTAGGTCTGGCTTAGGAGTGCCATCATGATAGAGCGCACCTTCTGCAATAAGAATAAAGCGCACTGCATGACAGAATTCAGGCGTGTAGCCTTTGGTTGAAAAAGGGAACTCGAAAAACATAAAAGCACAATCCGTTCAGTGGTTAACTGAGCTGATTGTGCTTTATTGGAAGAAAGGATGATGATTGATACGTATTTAAAAAAGTTGGGGCTGTCTTCTGCGGTGTTCTTCCGCTCTCATGACTCTGAGCACATGATAAACATGAAATACTGACACGTCATATTTTTTTGCTAGTTCTTCAACGTTCTTGCCGTTGAAATCATTCCAAATGCTAATCTTTTTAAGCTCAGATTCGAGCTTTCTACCCTTGGGAACATAAACAGGCAAGCCGCCAAAGTTCTTACAAAACTCACCAAGCAGCTTGAGCGCTGGCTCTTGTCCAAGTTCCTGCCGAAACAGGGCATAGATTTGCTTGATGGTTTCAGGGCTCTTTGTCTCGTCTTCAATCACGCTTTCAACGGCGTTTAAATCCACATTATCGAACCCAAATAAATCGATATTCTCTTCGCTACTCATCTTATCCTCCACAAATAAAAGCGCCTCCATTTAGGAGGCGCATTTACTATACATCACCGCTATAGCGGTTAAGAGTCAGAAGTGACGTTTTTTTCATCAGGGAGAATGGCATCAACCGCCCATATACCCCAATCATCGTGTAAATCTGGTGATTGGTTGACATGCTCAGGGCTTAAAACTTCAATGCTCGCGTACAGACCGCTATCGGCATTCACACCATTTAAAGCAAGGTTGTGTTTGGTACACACTGCCTTTAAATCGGCGATAAACGCCTCGGCTTGTTCCTTGGTTACTTTGTAATCTTTGACACTAAACATTCATTTCCTCGTAATACTCTGCCAACTTATCGTAGCTTGCCTTACCCGTTCCTGCTGAATTTCTCGGTACAGTTCTACCACTTGAAATGATCGCATCACACATTAAACGGTGGTGCCATCTCTTGAGAGACTCTAGCACTATTGAAGCCTGATAGGAATTAAGCCAAATCGCCTTATCCACGCCTTTGCCGTTCATTTGAGAGGTCATGCGTCGAACATAAGCATCGATTGCTGCTGCACTGCCATTTTTGACAAAACCTTGCTTGTGCATCGTTACCCAAATAGCGGTGATTTTCTTTACTTCGAGCGCCCTTGGTTGCGCAGATTGGGGCTTTCTCTTGGGTTTAAAGCCTAGCTCTTTGAGGCGATCAATAACTTTAGAAAGTTGCCATTGACTCAAGTTCTTAGCGCTTCTCTGACCTGTCACGTTGAACAGCATTTCACGATAAGCATCGTCGTCCATGTTTAGTTCGCGCTTGGCGACTTGAACAAGCTGAAGCAGTTTACTCATATTTCCCCCACATATAGGGCAGTAAGCCATTGCCAAACTGACGCTTGATTTCGTCAGGTTTTTGTATCGTTCACCTCCTGACTTAAGCTTAAAGAACTCATAGTTAACCTTAAGCATGACATTGTTGCTCTTACCATCGAATCGAAGAACACGCCCATCATATTCCGCATTGAACGTTGAGAGATCGGCTTTACCCTCAATCTCTTCTTTGACCTTCGCTTTAACTATTTCAAGCGTTTCATTTAAACAATTGCACATATAACCTCTCTAAGCCGCTTGTATGCGTTGATGTTCGGCATTACATGCTTTGCACCAAGTTTGAAGCCCATCTGGTCGAGATGAACACTCAGCCCAAAACAAAGTATCTTGTGGCCAGAACTCTCCGCAACGAGGGCAGCGCTTTTCCAAGCCAAGAAATGGGTCGAGTTTGGCGTGTCCGCTACACAAGCGACGCTTTAACAAATTAGGCTTCATTAGTGGCGTATATTCACCAAACATAAAACCTCCCTTTGATGAAATGGCTGCTCATCAGTGCCTAGCAACCACGCTAGACAGACAAGCAAGGCGAACCTCGCTTGTTTCGCTTAGGATTGACTTTCTAAAAGATGCTTGACCTGTTGAATAGACACTTCACATGGACGGTAGAGCAACTTAGAGGCGACGATACACATCACTTGATGGCTGCGTTCCTGTCTGTTCAAGCTCTGCAGGGCTTCGTGGATATCAATCATGCTTTTGTCCAGTGCTTGAAGTCTCTGTTCGATTTCGTTCATAGATGGCTTACCCATTGCGTCACCCTTAATTCAAGCATTCAGCTTCAAGCAATTTGATGCCCTTGAGCTTTTTGTACTGACGGCACAGAACCGATGCTTTAGAGAAGTTAGGGATAAGGAAAACGAGTTTTTTGTCTGCGTCTGGATACTGCTTTTTAAACTGGCGTTTACCCCAAATCTTTTCCAACTTCTTGATCTCAGATGGTGGATATAGGGACTTGGTCATTTTCCCCCATACATCTGCTAAACACTTGGGCGCACTCTCTGTGACCACTGAACAACCTGAAGCGCGGTCAAACTTAGTCCATTCACCTTTGACGTAATCATCGATGTAAACTTGTAGGCAGGTTTTTGACTCGCTTTGACGAACTCGATTAACGGAAATTTCATAACCCATGTATTCAAAGCGAATGCTGATAAACCAGCTTCGCGACATTTCCTCTTCGATCGCTTTCCACATTTCTTTGGTAATTTCATGCTTGGGTGCGGTATTTTTCTGTATGTTGTTCATTCGATGTTCCTAACTGCTTAGAGGTTTATATGACTCACCACAACGACTTTCCCCACATGGATATTGACTATTTAAACGAGTTGGAAGGGCTTCAAATATTCATGAGCGGAGAACAACTATATAAGGAGCTATTAGTCATGATTGAAGCTCTCAGGACGCTAACGAGAGATAGCGCCCATGTATCACTCAATAGAAAACCAACACGTGAAGAGATATTCGCTGTGGTGGACAATTTACTTAGCGTTCTTGACTTTTCTTACCCTCCATCGCAAGACGACATCGTTTCATCTCTTCGTTCTGCTTTCTTGCCTCATCAGGGGTCAAAAATATCCCTCTTGTTTTATTGTTTTTCTCACTGTGGAGTGACGCTTGAGACAGTGCAGGAAGACCACAATATTCACACCTTTTTGGTTCCGAACATTTGGAAACTGAGGTGGGAAGAGTTGCTTGGCGGGCGTGTTCACCCTGTTGTTGTTGGTTATATGCCTGTCTATTCTTTTCATGATTCATAAAATGACCTCTTGCTTATAGCTTCGAGATATCAAGAGGGATGTTGAGATATTTGCCTTCTTGATTTCGCTCTTTGAAATTCAGATAGCTCTTTGAACCAACCACTTTCAACGCATCGTCAATCGCTTTCATTGACTGAATCCATCGCGGATCTTCTGATACGTTTTTGTAGGTTCGGCGAAAGTCCATGATTTTGCTTACGCTGATAGAGCCTTCTTTATCCGTCTCAAACAAGCCGTGGATGATCGCTTTCAGCTCGTCGCGAGAGTTGTCTGACCATTCTCGCGCGCACTCTTTCATTAGCTTTTCAGCAATCTTTAACTCTGGGCCCAAAACAAAGCGGTCTTGAACACAAATGCGAATTTGCGTTTTTCCATCAAACGAGGTGAACGAGACGCCGCCTTTTTTCCCTCCAACCTTGGTGTTGTACTTCTCGGCAATAAGCTGTTGGAAAGCCAAGCAGTCGTCATACACTTCTTGTTTGAAGGTGCGCATTAGCGCTTGGATTTCCAACGCGCGCTTAATGTGCTTTGTCACGAACGCATCCATCTCTAGTTCGTAACCATCAATGTCACTTTCTTTTACGAGACGACCTTTGCGGTCTGCCATCCAACCTGCGGGAATTTTTATCTGTTCAGTCATGTTTTATTTCTCCAAATGAATCGGCTTAAAAGTAAGTCGCTCGCCATCTTGAAACACTTGTACTTGTTCAAATTCAGCGGTTTTTGAGTCTTCAATTGCGGTAACAATGCCTCTCAAGTCATCAGGGTGCGCATTACCCTTTCGATTTAAATAATCGAGTTGAAGGAGCAACACTTCTCGATACTTTTCTTTACTGATAATTTGCATTTGATACCTCTTCGTTAATTAGTGCTGGCAGTCCATCATCACGCCAACGAACCACGCAGCCATTCATTCTCGCCACGCAAATTTGCTTGGTGACACCGTTTAACTTTTCAGTGATATGGAAGGCTTTCTTCTTCAAAGACTGAGACGGGGTTTCAACTTCAATAACTGGTGTTGCCAATTCGTAGTTAGTATCGACAATCACGCACCCTTGAAGCTTCAGACGCCCAACCGCGCTCACGTATGACGTTTGTTTTTCAATTCGTGTTTGCATTAGCAACCCCCAACACCTAAAGCGATATTCCAAAGAGAATCTGACTTTTCAGGCTTAAGCAGTTTCTCAACCTTTTTCGTACTTGGACTTGGAGCGGTGACGGCACGGCGGCGAACTGGTTTACTTAATGCATCTTCAATGCTCATTCCCCGTTGAATCACTCGGCTTTCAAGTGTTCGTTGATTTATCCCAAAGGCGTTGGCAATCTCTCTCAACCCAGTAAAACCCCTATATTCATGTTTGAATGAATCCTTCTGAGCGGCTCCGAGTTTGATCGCTTCTTCTAGCGTCATCTTGCGCAGATAGATGCGATAACGAAGAGTTGGCATAGGTATCCCAACGAGCTTCGCAATCTTTGGAAGACCAACAACACCTTGATACTCATGAACTGAATTATTCATTGCGCACCCATCCCTAAAGCGACATTCCAAAGCGCTCTCGTCTTATCCACCTCAACGTTTTGTTGCTCCAAATAGCAATCACCGTTGTGCTTAATAACCGGTTTATTGAGGGCTTCTTCAATGCTCATCTTTTTAGTGATAACTCGGTTTTCGAGTGTTTTTGCATTGATGCCGAAAGCCTCAGCGATATTTCTTAAACCACGCAACCCTTGGTATTCGTACTTAACAGGGTTCTTTTTTTCTCCGGTTTCACCCAATGCAACGGCTTCTTCAATCGTCATTTTTTTATGATGAACGCGAGCTTTAAGCGTGACCTCAGAGATACCAACGGCTTTCGCGATAGCAGGGATGCCTCGTACACCTTGATACTCGTGACTCTTTCTGGTCATAACGAACCTCCCATACCTAGCGCCAGTTTCCATGAGTTATTCAGTTGGTCTGGGGCTTTAATCCCAACCAACTCAACTTCGGGCTTCTCAACGATTTTCTTTTTGGCTTGACCGCGATTTTTAACCTTGGTTTCAATCGCATCTTTCAAGCTCATCCCTTTGCTTAAGCGTTGGCGCAATGTGTTGTAGTTGATGTCAAACTTCTTTGATATTTCCTTGAGACCGATGGCACCTTGATACTCGTATTCGCCGCGATCAACTTTGGAATACTTGACGTAGTTGACCGCTTTTTCGATGTCATTACCGTTGGTATGAAGCCTATGTCGCAACGTACTTTCAGCGATCCCAAACTTTGTAGAAATCGACTTGATACCTTTACAGCCTTGATACTCCATTTCTTTTTCTGCCATAAATCACCTCATTGGTTTTCATATTGACGACACAGCGAAATGTTCGCGGCGAGCTGAACACTTTCTTCTGCAGAAAGCGCTCGTTCTTGCTCGATTTTTAGCAGCATGACGACGCTTTCAAACGCCGCTTTGTATGCCTCAGTAATTGGAAGAGAATCCATAAACGCCTCTATCAGTCGTTGCCTAACTCTGTATAAGCTTTGCGAATGATTTGAACGGTAATGCGTTGCCCGTTCGCAAACATCGAGGCAAGCTTCAAGGTCTTGCAAAGTAAGCGAAGACCGCCAGCTCTAGCGCTGATTTGAACCATTAGCTCTCGCTCTTCTTCACTATTGATATTCCAAGCGTCAGCGATGGATTTAACGTCCGCGACTTTGGTTTTATGGATGCCTCGTTTTTTAGCAATGCGAGAGAAAAGGCGGGCGAAGTCTTCATTGCGGCGACCACCCGTTAGTTGCGTGTAGACCTTTGCGTTCCCAGATAGCACCATTCCGATGCCAGTTTCTTCTTGAAGGATTCGAAGTTCTTCTAGTGTTGGATAGTCAAGGTGATCGGCTTCATCAACAACGAGCAGTCCTTCACTATTGGTCAATCGGTTGCGAATAACGCGAGATAGCGGGCCTTTACGTCGCGGCGCATCATCCAAACCAAGTTCGATTGCAATCTCATATAAGAATTCAGTTAGGCTTGAAATCGCAGGGCTTGCTGTAACCATCCAAACGTTATTGTTTTGACGTTTGTATTCGCGTAGCGCTTCACTCTTACCAACACCTGACGCACCATGAATAAGAACGATAGACTCAGTCATTCGTGCATAGTCCATATCAAGAGAGATTTGCTTTGCGGTTTGTGTCATAACAAAGCGAGGGGCAACCACTGGCGAGTTGTTCTTCTTCTCGCGAATGCGCAGCCAGTTAGCCAGCTTGTCGATCATTTTTGTTGGGTCGGCTTTGTAAGTACCATTCAAGATTTGACTTAAAGTGGCAGGTGATACGCTGATTTCTTTTGCGATTTGAGAATTCGAAATAACTTTTGATTCAGTAATAGAGCGAACCTGTGCAAGAACGTCATCGCTTTTAACTTCTGCTTTACCTAGCGTGATTACATTTTGAGTCATTGTTATGCTCCGTTTATTCAAGGTTTAAAGTTGGTTTAAAGTCGGTTTTTGTTGTGTTTAGCTTTCAGCAAAGCGATGCTTTCGCCAAAGTTGCGTTCATAGTCATCTTCTGGCTCTTCTTCTACCTGCTGGCGCACGGCAGTGTTACCGATGGATACTGGACGGAAAGGCTCAACCACTTTCGCTTCAGGAATAAACTCTTCACCTAGAGGCTTCATTAGAGCGGCGGCTTCCATCTCATCGATGGTCAGTTGTGCCTTAGCTGCGGCTTTGGTGTGTTTGGTGAAGTTAGTGCGCGCACGGTTGATCTCTCGACCTTTTTGCGTGTCACCATATCCAGACCTATCGATACAATCGGCTGTACAAATCTTCACGCCGTTTAACGTGTAAACCTCAACAGAAGAGTGCAGTTTCATAGGGTCAAAACGAGCCACAACTTTTTGTCCGACATAGCTCATCATGTCGTCGCAACCGTAGCGGTTCTTACGACCTTTCAAGCTACCGCCAGCGGTTAAAGAAATAGTCCCGTGAGTTGTTACTCGAACGGCTTCAGCTTGTAGCATCATCATGTTCAATTGTTCTTGGGTAGCCTTACGGATTGGTGATGACTGGTAGCTGGCATTAAACGCTTGATTGAAGCTCATGAAGCCTCTACATATTTCTGTCTGGCGTTTTTCCTTTTCGTTGTACATTTCCACGCCCTCGGCAATGATTTGAAGGAACTCTTCTGCTTCTATTGCTTTGCTGCCATAGTTGTCAGGCTTAGCCATAGGGTTCGGGCCTGTATATGCCCCCTCACAACGAATGTCTTTATCGATCAACTCTTCAAGACCACCCACGCCAAACGCACGTTCGATAGGTTTAGCTTGTCCATGACCTTTGCCGAGAATGACACTCGTCCAATGGATATTTTTTTCGCCGACAAGCATTGTCATGATCCCTTTAGGGTCATCTGGCTTCACTTTGAATCGATAACGGTTTGGAACACCGCCAGTCATCCATTTATTAGCTGCAGCGCGTGTGTTATCGATGGTGATGTGTTTGGGGATGCCGTATTTCTCGCAAACATCCATGAAAGAAAGACGGATTGAGTCGGTGTTTTCGCTAATATCACAGCGCCAACCAATAATTTTTCGGCTGTAAATGTCCTGCCAAAACCACGTTTTAGGTCGAATGATTTCACCGTTGAACCAACGCACAAAAACGTTGTGTTGATAGCCATCGCCGTTAATCCATTCGAGCGCATGTAATTGTTCAACAGTTCGCTCTTGTGGTGGATACATTTGATGAAGCGCGTGTTCACCTTGTCTTAATAACACTTGTTGAGTTCTTGGCACTTCAAATGCCATGCGGCGTCTGAGGCTTTTCTCACTTGGGATGACCCAACCATGTTCACTTGCTGCTCTTGTTAAACGCAGGTAGCAAACCGACATTGATGGTTTTGACAAGCGCAAATAATCCGTTTTGAAAAACTCCCATGCTTCAGGAGTGATGAAAGCGAACCGCTCCGATTTTTGAGCTTGTGCTGCTTCGAAGTGCTTTGGTAGGAGAGTCGGAGCCCAATCACACTGTTCGATACCTTTAACTTTTGAACAATTTCGACGTAACGTAGAAAGAGCTACGCCATAGAGTTCACTAACAGACTTATATGCGTCCATCCGTGCAACTCCATTTTGAATTAAGGCTTCAACTGCATTGACAGTTTTCAAAGCTTGCGTGGCTTTGTTCCTTGCTGTTTCGTTTGTTTTCTCCCAGTTAGACCAAAGAGCTTCGCGACAATATGTAAGTGAGCTTTCATTCTTTTTAGGAAGTTCTAAAACTGTCTCTCCCACTTGAACTTTTCCTTGTCGGCAATACAAAGCGGCTTGAACAGCAGGGGAAAACGAAGAAATGTGATATTCCTTACCGCCTCCATGACCCGCTCTAGGTCTAGATTCCCAAGATTCTATTTTTGCTTTGTAGTTTATGCCTTGAACTGTTTTCGGTAGCGTCGGCAAGCCGATCAATTCTGATGATGAAAACCATTCCATAGTTAACCTCGTGAATCTTCATGACGAGGGAAGCGGCTAGGCCAGATAGCATCTGCAGTTAATCCAATCGCAGAAGCAATAATGTCTTCGCCTTTCGGCCAATTGGCTCGAACTGCATTTCTTAAGGTTGTTTTCCCTAAACCATGTGCCTCGCCCAGAGTTGAGTATGTCCAACCATTTGACTTTAAAGCAGCCAAGATGAACTCATCTTTTAGGTCGCCATTTTCTTTTCTTAGTTCGAAGGGGATTTGCTGTTCCAT